TCTCATCTTTTTAAACTTATTGTTTGCTATACATAAGTTTACATGAGCGAAACTTAGTATATGATCAAATTATAAAATGACTGAAAATTCAAAAGAGTCACAGAAAGCACAAGAAAAAAAGAATGTGTTTTCCAAAATAAAAGAAACCATTGATGATAAAGAAGAGCAACTAGAGATTCTAGGAACTTTTATTCGACTTGGCGTTATGGTCTGGGCTGGTTTTATAATTTCTTTAAATTATGTTTCTTTTCCAGGGTTATCTAAGGATGGTGGACCCAAGGACATCACTTTCATAGCAAGCGTTTTCACGGGTTGTCTTGCCACATTTTCGGTAGATGTAGGTAAGAAAAAGAAAGAAGGAAAAGATGGTTCTAAAACATCATCAGCAATACCTACTCAGATACTGCGTATCGAACAGGCTCCAATTAAAATAGTGACTGAGAGCACTTCTAAAAAAGATGTATAGTAGACCGAGAAGAAATTGGGGAGTAATAGCTTTAATATCCATTTTGGGTTTATCTAATCTTTCTTTAGTAAATACTTTAGTTTCTCATAAATTTAAAAGACCATATCCAAATTTAAATTTACCTGTTGGTCCTTATACAAGTTATAAAGTTGTGACTTCAGAAAAAGGATATAGTATCAGTTATAAAGCTAACGATCCAAAAATTCTTGCAAGAACTAAACTTGTAGATGAGGGAAAAGGATTATTTAAAAAGGATTCTAAATTAAGTTTAAGAGAAACTTATACAATGAATAGTGGATCATCTTCACAGCCATCAGAAGGTTCTGTGATGACTGATAAAGATATAGCTTGCATAAAGGTAGAAGGAAGTGGAAATGCCACTGGAAGGGTCGTAGGAGCCTCTGTAGGGGTTAAAGCAGCTCCAATGGTAAGTAGTATCCCAATAGTTGGATGGTTAGCTGCTGGGCTTGTTACTATGTTTGCTCAAGATAAAGCTTCTGAAATAGGTGGTGACATAGCTAAAAATTATAATGATTGTTAGTAGCTAGATAAAATTTAGGAAGCTATACTCAAATTAATAGAATATTTGTTATGTCCTGTACAGTTTCCCACGAAAAATTAGAAGATACAATGAAGCAGTTGATTGAACAACAGTCTGCTTTGGCTAATGATATAAAGCTAAAAGATTTAGAATTAGGTCAATTAAAAGAATCTTACATGAAAGTTTTAGGTGCAATAGAAATAATACAAATTTTAAAGAAAGAAGTAGAACATCCTCCTGAAGAAGATCCAAAGATTGATATTGCTGAGGTTACATGAAATGTTATCGGAGATGAATCAAAAAAGATATAAAGCTCTTAGATTGTTAGCCGATCATATTCGAACCCCCTCCCGTGATTTATCTCTAAATGCAATATTCAATGATGTTCCAGATGAAGATTTAAAATGGGTAACTGAAAAAATTCATTATTATTTATTAAGATTGTTAGAAGAGACAGACTGTGAAATAGAAGAAGATGTTGAGTTAGTCCCACTAATGGATTAAAAGATACATTTATGCAAGTTTATGCAGCATAGAGTTTTCTCAAGGTTGCAAAATACATGTGATTAATTGCGAGCAAGATCTTTTAGTAAACCTCATTGAATTATCACCTCAGAATGCTCGACGAAAATTTAGACAGTCAATTTTTGAATCATGGGGATGGAAGTGTGCATATTGTGAAAAAGATTTAGATACGAATTCTGCCACCATAGATCACATACTACCTAAATTTAAAGGTGGTCATAATGTTAAATCAAATATGTTATGTTCCTGCTCTAGTTGTAATAGGTCAAAAGGCTCAGTATTATTAGAAGAATGGTATAACCCTTCTAATTTTCATTACACAGAGGAAAGACTTGGTAAAATAAAGCATTGGATAGAAGATAATAGTCTTTCTATTAAGGTTCTATCTCCAGATAAAGCAACTCCGTATATAACAAATGACTTCTACATCGGATGGATCTCAAACTAAAGCTAAGGCATTTCTAAGAGATAAAAGCCAAAAGATTATGGAATATATGCCTGAATTACAACGGGCACGTATGCCAGATGCATTAGCTAGAACAGAAGGTGGCGAAGATCAGAGTATTCGAGCTAAGGTACAGAAAGGTACTATAAAAATTCTTTAATGGATAAAATTAATCCGAAAGACAGAAAGCTTGTTAATGACCTAGTTATTCAAGTTTTAAGAGATTCTATGTTTGTTTTAGAGCAAACCAGGTTAGTACATTGGGGTATAAACGGCTCTAAGTTCTACCAAATTCATCTTTTGACAGGTGACATACAAGATGAAATGCATGCAGGTGTAGATACGATTGCAGAGCATGCTAGATCAATAAATATAATGACTCCATTATCTGTAAATAATTTATTTTCTACGAGAATTCAAGAAATTGATATGAGTAATCCATATGACGAAGATAAAATCATCTTAGAATTAAGCGTAGTTCACGACATGCTTGCAAGTCTTTTTGAAGAGTTAGCAAAGTATGCTGGAATGATTAGTGATGATCTTACTCAAGACATGGCAGCTGATCGTGGTCGAGAACACAAAAAACATCAGTGGCATTTAAGATCGACACTGACATATAACTACGATACAGAAGAGGATGTCAAGCAAAACGAAGAGAGCAAAGGCTAAACAACTTTCAAAAGATCATTTGAAATGTAATAAGCCTAAGAAGACTCCTAGTCATAAAACAAAGTCTCATGTTGTAAAAGCTTGCAAGGATGGAGAAGAAAAGATAATCAGATTTGGTCAACAAGGTGTAAAGGGAGCTGGTAAGAATCCGAAAACTGAAAAAGATAAAGCTAGAAAAAAATCATATTATGCAAGACATAATGCTCAAGATGCAAATCCTGATAAATTTTCTGCTAGATACTGGTCACATAAAGTTAAGTGGTAATTAGATAAGACTCCAGCTTCTCCACCATTTAGTAATAATATATTTAGAACCTTTCAGTGGTGGTAAGGCTTCATGTATTGTTTTATAGTTAGGAAATCCATTCTTATATAAGTTATTCCATCCTATTAATAAGCCTTTTTTGGGTTTAATTTTTAAATTTAAGTACTTAAAATATGTTTCTCCTCCTTCTTCTACGTCATTTAAATAAATCATAGTTGTCCAGGTTCTCTGTCCCATCCATTCACAATAAGTTTTAAATTCGTGATTGAATGGTGAGAAGAAATCATAATGTTCTTTGTAATATTCACCTGCTTCATATTTCTGTGCTTGCATTGTTTCTCCAAAAAATGGTTCTAAATTCATAAAATTTGCTATTTTTTTATCAATATTTAAGTAAAAAGGATCTGTAAAATAATTTAAATCAGAAGTTTTACTAGTTCTATAACTATTTACAAGACAAGTATCTCCTTGATCTGCAACAGTAGATGGTCTAAGACTGTTTGATATCATTGAGATTAGTTGATTACATTCAATATCTGATAAAAAGTTTTCTTGTTTATAAAGTTGAGTAAATGGATAATAAATTCTTTGAGCTTTCCTTGTAATTTTATTTTTGTAAAATTCTTTATAATTTATTTTTTTAGGTTTTTCTTTAAATGAAGCTAAAATTTGTAATTTTTTTAATTGGTTATTATCTAGATTATATGTTTCTTTAAATTTTCTTATAACTTGAGTCTTACTTGCACCACTAATAGAAGCTTCTATAAAGTGTCTGACTAGATCTTCTAATGTCATTTTAAAGTTTTACTAGTCTTAGAATACAGGTAAATATAGAAAATTCAAATGACAACTGTAGCTGTTAGTTTTATGATCCTCTTTGGTGGCAGTTATGGAGTAAGTTCTATGTTGTTAAAGAGAAGCATAAAAACTTATGACCCCAGCTACAGATCCCAAGAAACACTTACAAGACTTTATAGAATCGAGAGATCTAAAGAAGACTGGTTTAGATGATAATATTCCTGATATTCCAAACTTTACTGTAGATAGAAGATCTTAAAACTGTATAGTATTGCTCCTTAATTCACTGTTGGTAATATATGTATAAAGGTTTTAAATTATATGGATGTCAACCTCCCAGTAGATCAAGAATTTGCAATTCACGCTGCTGCAATCGCAATCCAAACTTTAGACCGCGTAGAATTGGAAGAAGCATTTATTGAGCTTTTACATCAAAAAGCATTAGATCGTCAGATGTTTTTTAGCATTATGAAAGATCACGGAATAGATGCAGACATTCAATTTCAGTTATCGACTGAAGGTCAAATTTCTTAAAAAACATGGCTACAAGAAGAATTACAGGAACTCTTGATACATTCAGTGTTAATGCTGGATCAGAGATCACTTATGTTGGGGGTTCTACAACAGGTGATAGAAGTGATGATGTAAGAGGCTTTGAGGTAAATCCTGGAAGCACAGGAAACATTATTGTAAACCTTGAAAAAACATCAGGTATTCGCACTCTACAGATATTTCAGAAAGATGCGTTTGGTACAGGTAGTGCTCCTACAGGATACAAAAAGTTTTTCGATATAGACAAAGCTGGAAAAGGAAAAGGAGTTGTAGGAGTTACAGTAACTAATGCTGCTAAAGATTATGTTGTATTACTGACATATGATGGTTATTCTGAAGTAAGTTACAACGGCACTGTTGACGTTCCCTAAATATCCTTTTTTTTCAGAAAAAGGTTTTGAATTAACTAAATCATATACTCCTGCTAGAACATTTTTAGGATTAGAAAAATATGCAGCTTATAAAGACTTTGGAGAAGAGTCTTGGAAAATTGGATATGGGAGTAAGGAAATAAATGGTCATGGATTAACCGCAAAAGACAAATTTACACAAGAGGATATAGATAAACAATTTTATTTAGATTTAAAAGAATTTTCTAATAAGTTAAAAGATTATGTTTTTGTTAGTCTAAATACTAATAGAAAAGCAGCACTTTTAAGTTTTGCTCATAGTATTGGTATTCAATCTTTTAAAAATTGTAAGTTATTAGAACTTATTAACAGTTATTCTTCTAAATCTAAAATTATTAAAGAATGGAGTCCTTTTATTAATACTTATTGGATGTCAGGAGGTGACCTAATGATTGCTAGAAGACGTGCTGAAGTGGACATGTATTTTGCTGCAGATAAAGAAATACCTACCTTCTATGCCCATAAGTGCCACACTGAGATTTGTTTATTGAATTTAGTTGAAACTTATAATGGATCCTCTAATCAAATAAAAGGCATTGAATATTTAGAAAAAAAATTTAAAGAATTTGATCCCTCTGGGGAGGTTTTACGTCGTTTTTTCCGTTACTGGAACGAGAAGCCAAGTGGTCTAGGATCTCCGAAGCGAGCCAAGGTTGATCTTTAAGATAATCTAAAGCATCAATCAGCTCCAGCTCAGGGGTATAGTTTTCAATTAAATCTTTATACTCCATTGTCATCCTCCTGTGGAATAGCTTTGAGATGTGCAGTGGGGATTGTTACGTTTTTAAATCCTTCATGAAAAACTTGTGTTAAATCTTTCATTTTTTCCTCATGCATTCCTATTTTAAGTAATACTAAATATCCAATTAAATCATTTACTACATCTTCATCATTTGCAAGTAATCCTGCACCTTGCATAATTCGATTTAATTTATCATCAATTCGAACTAATAACTGTTCTACTGGGGATGATTTACTAAAAACTCGACATGGTTTTAAGGCAGAGTTACCATATTTTCTATTTTTATGTATTAGAAGTTCTTTGATATCATCGCAGATTTCACTAATTTTCATTTCTGATTCAGACATGGGCATGTTAATTCCTCGTAGAATACCTCTATGAGTAAGTTTACTAGTAGTTACGACGTTGACAATCGTTATAGATTTTATAAGTCACTGAATCCTCAAACGGACATCAGTAAAACACGTCGTGGGGTAAGACCAGGAGTTGATGATAATAGTCGTAAAAATTTTTTAAGATCCTTTGTAAGTAATTTAAATGAAAATGGATTTCCAAGACCTGCACAAATAAAAGATCAAGAATTTCCAAGAGATAATTAACATATTACTTTTCCAATATTAGAAAATATATCTTTAAATCTATCTGTCTGATCAAATCCAAAATCTATTCTAGGTAAATAAATAAAGTAACCCCAATGTACTGGGGGAGAAATAACGTACATTCCTTTTCCATGAATAAGACTAGCTCTATCGGTAGGAAAGCAAACAGGATAGTCCCACATTTCAGGACATATTCTTAACATCTCAGGATAGGTAGAAAAAAATAAAGCTTCTCTGATATTTCTTAATCTCCATTCTCTTACTAATCTTCTAAACCATATAACGCTCGGTGCTTTTGCTCCTACTCCAGCTTTCACACTCCATCTCCAAGTCCCTCTTTCTTGTGAAAAAGAGCATCTACCTACTGTTGGAGGAAATAAATAAACTGTACCAGTCCAAGGATCATCTATATTTAATCCATCTTCTTTAGGTGTATATATTTTTTTTGCTCGTAAAAATTCAACATTTGCACTATATGTTGAACAAGGAT